TTGCGCCGCACCCGTGGTAATGGTCAGACCCTTCGGGAACTCGGCATTAACCTCGATGCTGCCGACCGGGGCGCTGGTGATTTTCAGGCGCTTATCGGTCGCGGTCACGGTCGCGTGGTTGCCGCACTCGATGGTGCCGCCCGCGACATTGGCGCCGACCAGTATTCGCTCCAGCACGGCCGGCTGTCCTTGTGAGATGGCAACATTGGCCGCCGCAGCGGCTTGGTAAAATGCTTGTTGCGTCATGCTATTAGCTCTTGGGTTTGTCGGGTTTAGCTTCGCCGCCGTAGTTGAGAATGAAATTAGCCGGCGTGGTCTCGACTTTGCCGCCGTGCTCGATCTTCTGATAATCGCCGTATTTCTTCGGCCGTAGCTTTGCGGCGATCCACTTGCGGGCGTCAACGCGCACCTTCGCTGCTGCCGCTGTGTCGCGGTCGGTTGCCTCGTCGGCTACGTCGATGATCTCATCGGCGCTAGACTCGGCGCGCTCTTCGCTCGCGCGCGCGTATTGCTTACTGAACGTCTCGTCAACACGCAGCCAGCGAAACACGGTCACTTGCGCCGGCATGTCGGCTCGCGCACATATCCGTCGCAGACTCCACCCGCTGGCGATCAACGCGCAGATGGCGTCTGCTAGCTCTTGCGTAAATTCGGAGGGGCGACCGGGCGGATTGATGATGCTCAGCACGTCAGACTGAATATCAGTCAGGCGCTTGGCTCTCTTAGGCGACTCTCCCTCTCCGCGCTTCTTCGCGGGCTTCTCGCCTTGCTTGTCCTTCACGGTGGTTTCTCTTTACGTCGTCAGATGCACCCACGGCGCATTGCGGTACTCGCTTGGTTCGATACGAGATACCTTCATGCCTGCGCGTGTGTGCATGTTCAGGCTGGCGATCTTCTCAACCAGCACGTAGGTCTTGTAGGTGAGCCCTAGCTTTCGGGCTTTGGCTATCACCCTTCGGGTTAGGCGAAGCCCTAACCGTTGCCTTCGGTAGTCAGTGAGTACGCCGACCCGAAATCCAAAAATGCAACCTTCGCCGTTGCCGCGCTGCTTGTATAGCAGGTAGGCGACCGGCTTGCGGTTTATGCTCGCAAAAGTCACTTCCCCGCCGGCTGCCAGGAATCGCTCTACGGCTTCTTCCGTGCTGTAGTCGTCGTCAGACCCGAAGCAGCAGCGGTTAAGCTGCGCTATCAGCGCCGCCTTACTCATTGCGGTTACGCCGCCCGGTAGAGTTTCTTGGCTGTTAGGTACAGGGAACGCTCGCACTCGACATGTCGCGCGGTGAAGGTTTCGTAGGCGAACACAACCTTGCCGGCGCTATCCTTCACTCGCCTCACCCGCTTCGAGCCGGGGGCCGGCTGTAGGTTGTGGCTTTCGGTCATGCCCGCGTTTGCTGCCGCGAGATATGCCATCTTGCGAAGCGCCTTAGCCTTCTTTCCCCGCACGGTATCTCCCTAAGTTTTTGGTTCTAGGTTTTTTCTTCCTCGTCATCGACAAGGAAGTTTCCGTCCAGGTTATGCCTGGGCGGTTTCTTAGCTTTGGGTTTGGCGTAGAACTCGCGCGCGTGGCGCTTGCAGTAATGCCGGCCGAGTATTTCCTGCTTGGGTAGCCGGTCACACCCTGCCACGTTGCAGGCCGCAACTAGCGGTAACGTGCCGATCTTCATTCCCGCCGGCTCCGGTCGCAGTTCTTCTACTTTAGAAACCGAATTTTATCACTTTTGGTTAAGTCTCTCAACCCGTTAATATCAGCATATTGGCAAGATTTAATACCGTCCGTCGGAAATATTATCACTTGTGTTGACGTATGTGAATGCGTAGTTAATACTCGCTGTGTAGCTGTAATAAACCGCCAGTAATAACAATCGTCAGCAAGGAGACGTGAATGAACGCAGAAGTCCTAACCAGAATGGGCCGGGGCACGCTGGTCGAGGTGTTCAAGCTCTGCAACCCGCCGTTCCCGATGGGGCGCAACGCCAGCAAGGCCGAGATCATCGACAAGCTGGTGCAGCTGGATGCCAGCCTTGTCGCGCGCGCCGTGGCCAAGATTCAAGCCGCCGAGCGCGCCGCCGAGGCCGCTAAAAGCGGCGAGGCAATCCCGCAAATCTTCCCCGAGAAGCCTGTCGAGAAGGCCGTGGAGAGTAAGCCCGTCAAGACGGCCGGATCGCTACTCGAACAGGCGCTCATGCAGACCATTGAACAGATGGTCGGCAAAGTGGACACGAAAGTAGACGCCGATCAGGTTGCGAAGATCGCGGACGAGAGGTTTGCCGCGCTCGCCAAAGACTTCACGGCCATGATCGAGAAGGCCGTCAAGCCGAGCGTCGAGCGAATCGTCATCCACGAGACGACCAAGAAAGAAATCAGCGTCGGGCGCACGCACAAGGCATTCAAGCGCGTGCTGGCGCTGGCACAGGTACGGCACAACACCATGCTGGTCGGCCCGTCGGGTTGCGGTAAGACCCATCTGGCCGAACAAGTCGCCAAGGCGCTGGACCTTCCCTTCTACTCCATATCGTGCTCGGTTGGCATGTCCGAGTCGCAGCTAACCGGCTGGCTGTTGCCGGTGTCGGACGGCGGCAAATTCGCCTACGTCCCCGCGACATTCGTCATCGCCTACGAGCAGGGCGGCGTGTTCCTGATGGACGAGCTTGACCGATCCGACGCCAATGCGTTGCTAGTGCTCAACCAAGCACTCGCCAACGGCCACTTCTTTATCCCGCAGCGCCACGAAAATCCCATGGTGAAGCGACATAAGGATTTTGTGCTGATCGCCGCCGCCAACACCTACGGCCACGGCGCGGACATGATCTATGCGGGAGCCGAGAAGCTGGACGGCGCGACGCTGGATCGCTTTCGCTCGGGCATCGTCACCATGGACTACGACGCTGACCTTGAGCGAGAGCTTATCGACGCCGAGATATTGGAGTGGGGTCTTGCCATCCGCAGTCAGATCAACGCGCTCAAACTACGCCGCGTCATGAGCACACGCGTCATGCGCGACTTCACGGAACAGAAGACGGCGCACGGGTGGGCGATCAAGGAATTTGAGGAATCGTACTTCGCCGACTGGACCCGCGACGAACTCGCCAAGATGGGGAGGAGGAATCATGCCGGTCATTTATGAAATGGGGAGTCTTGAGGAATACGCGGCGCTGAAGCCGAGCGCCGTGAATGCCGACGCATGGTACAGCTACGCGCGCAACAGAGACGGCGGGCGCTCCTGGTTTGGTGTCGATGGCGGGCGCAACGAGGTAGTGCGGATCATCGACGCCGGCTACTGGCCCGAAGGCATGGAGAAATTTGAAAGGGCGTTCGACAAAATCGAAGCACCGCGCGCCAAGTCCATCCGCCGCAGGCTGGCGCGCGGTCCCTTCGGGGATTCGCTCGATATTCACGCGGTCTACCGGGGCGATCTTGAGCGCGCCTGGACCCGCCATGTGCGACGCGCCGCCCATGGGACGGCATACAAGACGATTTACTTCCCGCTGATCCACATGGGGAAGACCGATGCAGACTCTATCTTCTGGCGCGCAGCGGCCATGGTCAAACTGGCCGACGCCTTCACGGAAGCCGGGTATAGCGTCGAGATCGTCGGGCATCACGGGGTGGCGTCGGGCTGGAACGACGGCGGATACCACAAGAGCGAAAACGACGACGCCGTATACCACCGCGTGGTTATCAAATCTCACAGCGCGCCGCTGGATAAGGCCGCGCTCGTACTCGCGGCTTGTCTCGCCGGATACAGCCGTCACGTCGGCTTCAAGGCAATCATGTCGGTGCCGTACCGGATAGACAATACCTTCGGACCCGCCGACTACCGCTGCCCGCGCCCGTGGCTCAAGGAAGGCGACATCGCCGACTTCCATAACATCGAATCGCAGTCGCAGGCCGAGAGCTTCGTGCGCTATCACATCGAGCGCGAGACTTCACAGCAAGCCGCCTGACGAGTCCCTTAGCGGGGACGAAACCGCAAGGACGCGGTAGCGGTAGCCGACAACAATCGAGGATTGAGACATGGGCATCAGATACACCGAACACGGCATCACGGTCGAGGAACTTGAAGTCGAGGAAATCGAACTCAGCACGCCAGACGCGCCGCGTTGCCAGCACTGCGGCGCGATCCAACTCGATACACCGGATCGGGAGGCGGCGTGATGGAGCGCGCACAAAAGCTAGAGGCGCACGTCGCCAAGGTCCGCGCTAGCGGGTTCCCGCTGTTCATGCCTTCAGACGGATTCTGTAATCGGTGCGGCGCGGATTTGTTAGAGCGCGTCTCGCCTGGGAATAAGTATCCCGTCACTGGATGCTGGAAATGTCTCATGAGTTTTTGCGAATAGGAGTGAACATGAATCTGTTGATCGACTTTCTTTCGGGGTTGAGCCTGCTGATAGCTATCGCCGCCGCTGTCTTGTGGGTCATCGCAACGAGCGAATGCAGAGGATAAAACCATGAACACACCCGAACAGATCACGAAATTGGAACTACGCCACGAACAGCTTGAGGAACTGCGCTACTGCCGGGAACTCGTACAGCGCGGCTTTGACTTCTGGCATCGCGTGACGCGCGACCAAGTACCGAGCTACTTGAGGCAACAGGCGCTATTCGCAGCCGCGCGCGGCTACGTTGACCTCGCTAAGTCGATGCACAGAGCGGCAGAGCTGTTTACGAGACAGCGCGATAGGGCGATACACGAGATGCACCTAGCCGAAATCCTGTTTACTGCGGTCTTTGTTCCCGATGCTGGCCGTACTGCTTGATTCATTCGCACGAGTCACGAAGATGGACAATACCGACGAACTGCGCGCGCTCATGCGCGAGTACCAAAAGAGCGCCGCCGACATCGCCAAGCTACTCGGGCGCTCGGCGCAGACCGTGAGAGCTTGGTGCTCGCGCAGCGCCGGTCGGCCGATACCGGGGCACGCGCTGGAACTGCTAAAGTTGAAGCTGGCCGGGGGGGATAGATGAAACATATCAACAACTGAACACATCGGTTTGATAGCAGCAACGGCATCAAAACGGCAAGATTTGATACCAGCAACGACATCAAAGATTGCCAAGACGTTAACTAAACCAAGGGGAACAGACATGACCAAGATCAAAACAATACTAGTCGTAGCGTTCGTGACAATTATAGCTGGATGCGGATCAAGCGGTAGCTCAAACGAGCCTTTGCCGACATGCCCGCCGGGTCATTATCTGCAACCGTTCCAGCCGGAACCACGGGCTGAGGTCATATGGATATGCGCGGCCGAGCATCCACCATACTACTCGTAGGTGATACAGGGGGCGCGCCAGGAGCGCCCCCTTTCTTTTACGACTCAGAAACATTGCGAATCGGGAACCACCCGCTCCATGCGCTATCACGACAAGCAATGACCTCCTCAAGCGATATGGCGCGCCGCCAAAAGTCCCAATTGACATCTAGGTATGGCCAGCCAATCGGTTTGGTTGCGGCGTTGTCGTGAATATGGCCGTGGACGTTGATCTTCACGCGGCACATTTCCTGCGTGTGGATGGGGCAGTGGCTCAGCCACATCTTCTTATAGCGTAGGAATCCGTGTACGTCCTCGAAATACTTGGCGTAAACCCCTAGCTGAAAGTTGTCGTGGTTGCCGCGCACCAGACGCTTGCGGCCCGGAACCGACGCCAACAGGTCGAGCGATTCAATCCGCATCGCCACGTCGCCCAATACCCACAACAACGACCGCTTCGAGCATTGAGCGCGCAGAGTTTCGATGATTGAGTAATCATGCGCCTCTACGCTCTCGAATCCACGGAGACGTGCCGCCAAGGCGTGTCCCAAATGCAGGTCGCTCGTGAACCCGACGGAGAATTTAGTCATTTTATCCAGACTTCGGGCGCCCGAGATCGGTGTTGTTCAGCGAATCGTGGACCGCGATATGCGTCAGCCCGATAGCGCCGGGTAGATCGACGTTCGCCCACATCATCGTGGTGTACGACTCGCCGCTTGGCATATTGATACCAGCGACGGAGACGATTGCGATGGGCGTGTTCTTCGCGATAGCCTCCTCCACCATGATGCGTAGCGCTTCAACCGAACCGCGCGCCCTGTCCTTCCAGCCGTCTTTTGGCGCGCCGTTCGCAGACGGACCCGGAAAGTTAATCACCCTCGGCTTGTCGCTCACGCTATGAACCCCCTCTCGTTGAGAATGTCGCACAACTCGCGCTCGCCGATATCGAGCCACGCATCGAACTTATCGCGCGCGGCCTTGATGATATCCAACCAGCCATCGTCTTTTAGATTCTCCCGCGTGACGCCGATGCTGCACGCCACATCGCTCAATCTCTGCCGCTTGCCGAGCAGAATGTAGCTACGATACCCGCGCAGCAGCGTGTCCATGAGATTCACGAATTGCAGATGGTGCTTGCCGTCTGCCACGACATAGGTAGAGCGCATCCACGCAACCATAGCCCCGCATATCTCCATGCGCCGCATGGCGTCGTCGCGGCCGAACATCTGCGCGAAGAACACGCCCACGGGATGCTTGACCTTCTGCGCCGCCATCGAGATCGACAACGCCTGATCGTATAGCTCGGGCATCGTGAAATCGCCCGCACCCGGTACGCGCGTCATATTGCCAATCTGGCTTTGCACGCCGCCGGAACGATCCAACATCTCCTCGGCCCAGGCGACCGCCGAGGCAGCGTCTTTGAACTTGACCTTCTTCTCCGCTAGTAGCGCGCTCATTAACAACCATCCTCCGCGATGTTCTCCAGCATTAAACCGTCGATGCACTTATGCAGCTCGGCAATGGTCCCGTAGTTGTGGACCCACCGATCACCGCCCGCGAACGCCACGCCAGCCTCGCTCACATGCGCCGAGACGGGCTTGATATCAGGCCGCACCACATGCCACACCACGCCGCCATTGCGGCGCACCCATTCCGCCTCGTTTGGGAAGCGCACGTCGGGGACGACCATTCCAACCGGGGCCTTGCCGAACGTGTCGCGCACCATGTCCACCAAGGATTCGTAGTGGAACTGCGCCATGCGAATCCAGATGTCCTCGCAGATCATGTTCCGGCCAAACTCCGTGCCGAACCATTGCGCCAACTGCCGCGGCGACTTACCACCGATGCGGGATATGGATTGCTCCTTGCGCTCGCGGTCGGCGAAGTCGAACGGCATCAACCCGAACGCCGCGCACAACCCATGCTTGATCGGGTCGGCGAAGCCATACCGCTCGAAGCCGTACTCCTTCACCAGATAATCAGCGACGGTATCCTTTCCCGCACCCGCGCGCCCCGCAACCCCCACAAGCTTCATACGTGCCTCCACATCTCGTTTCTGCAAATTGAATGAACCGTCGTTAGGTCAATACAGAACTGGTCTGCTATATCTTTTAGAGTTTTCCCGCCGTATCTTATGTTTCTAATTGATATCACCGCTTCGCTCATGATCCAGTCACTCGCTCAACTCAACCATCGCTCACATAGCTTCACCGCTTTTTCCTCCCGTAGTAGTACACTTGACCCACCCACACAGCGTTGACAATGACGAGGATCACGCCGCCGAAGAAACTGAACCACTGATCCAGCGATGGGTAGAACCACAAGTTCCAAAGTCCCCATGCAGTGAAAAACGCTGTTGGCAGAGCGCTAACACCGCACAACACCTTGTCACGATGCAGGCGCGCGACATTCAGCATGAGCAGTAGCGCACCGCCCAGCTCGAACAGGCCGTTGATGAGGTCCGGCATCATTGGGTCAGAACCAGGAAGTGATTTAGGAACGCCGCTTTGGCGGCATCTTGCGACCACGGCTCGATCTTCACGCCAAGGCGCTTGTACTGATGCACCCAATCCGGCAC